TTAATATAAGTTATTGATTTACAGACGATTAAATATTAATTTAACGCAGTATTGTTACAAGAGATGTGTCTCCACCTTTCGCCAAGGTCGCATCGACCTCATCCTTGTATCTCTTTTCCTCAATGGCTGGTATTACGTTAGACTCAAAATCCACCACGATAAATGGCTTGTGGTCTAATTCCCTGCCACTGATTTTGCTACCTCTAAAACTTTTCTTTCCGTTCACCGTCATCGGGCTACTCTTCGGTTTACCAAAATCTTTCATTCTTTTCTTCTTTAGTTTGTTCAATTCTTTCGGGTATAGGAGCGTTTCGAGTAGATGCCAACATCTTGCGTGCTTCGCCATACCCCAAAGTGAACCGATTATTTCTGTTCTTCTTTTTCTACTCTTTATGCGATGAAGTTTCCTTGCGTAATTCTTCTTTACTCTTTTTCTCAATCTGCTATATTCATCGGGATAGGTTACATATCCGAGAAAGTCCAATCCCTCATCAATGGGAAATATCCTCTCATTTGGCTTGATTTCCTGTTGGATGTAATCAATCCGCTCATGTACCAATCCCCTGCACTCCCAAAGGTACAACTTGCTCGAAGCCCCGAAAAGTCCATCATCACAATACCGATAAAAGTGTTTGACTTCATATCTATCTTTGAGATAATGGTCGAGATATACGGACAACAGGAGATTGCAAACTCCTTGCGATGCCCTTAATCCCATACTCATCCCCAATCCATCGGGAAGCATCCTAACAAACTGCTCCATGATGCCGAGGAACTTCTTATCCTTGAATGTCCTTTCGAGTGCGTACATCGCAAAGTCTTGATGTACGGTGTCGTAAAACTTCCTTATGTCGAACTTATACCAAAACCTTATATCGGGATAGAGTCTCATGTCATTCTCGATATAGATTTTCAAATCGTGCATCCCTCTATTCTTGATGGATGCCGATGTGGTACGGATATATCTCTTTTGGAGATGTCTATCGACCACCCTCATCACGGCATTAACCTTGATACGAGCAGCCATGCAAAATACTTGGATATGCCTTATCTTTCCTGCCTCCTTGATAATCTTTGTATAGTAGCCACCATTCTTTGCTTCATCCTCAGTTGGTGGGCGATGCACTGGCATAAGGCTTATATGTCCGCTTAGTATCTCTTCACGAACTGATTGCAGAAACTTCTCTCTGTGCTTGATGAGCCATTTGCCCTCAACCAAGATTTCTTTGCGAAGTTTACCCCTTATGACCTCATCGAAACTATCTTCAAGATTTTGTTTGTCGATGATTTCTTCTATAATATATCCGTCTCTTTTCATTCGATTTTAGAAGCCTTCAATTTCCGTAAGCCCGAGATGTTCGAGAATTAACCTACCAATCTCTACTTACCAATGATATGTTTCAGTTTTCCGACATTGTGCCGCTTTTACTGAGGGTTGGGTTTCTCGCTCGCAGATATTCACCATTCCATGATGATTTTCCGTAGGAGCGATTTTATTGAAATTCTTGTTTTTATTGTTTGCAAGCCGAGAGCCGATATTCGTATTCGAGTTCGCAGAACCGTTATTCGCATTCGCATAGACGAGACCGCCATTCGCATTCGCATTGTTATTCGAGCGACCGACAAAACGGCAACGTTGAAACCCTCCACCTTTTTCTGTTATTTCATTTGTGTGCGAGGCGGCGACCTCATTCTTTGGGTCGCTACGCACACGCATAAACGCATTTTATTTTTCATATTTATTCGTTTTTTATCTTTATTTTTCCTCTGAAGGCAAGCCGAGAGCCGATATACGTACCCGAGTACGCAGAACCGTCATTCGCATTCGCAAAGACGAGACCGCCAAACGCACCCGCACTGCTATACGAGCGACCGACAGAACGGCAACGAGCGGATGTGTACCACTGACAATCGGTATAGTTTGCAGCCCATACAGAGTTATCTGATGTCACCTTGGATGCAATCACATCGCAATATCTACCGTGCTTTACACGACCGATGCAATAACCCGAAACATTCAAACCCTGCACAATTCTCTCAGTCTTTGTGATAGGGTCGAATATGTGCCATTTATGGTCTATCGGGTATGAGCTGATTTCGGTCATCTTCGATTTGAGAGCATCGGCATAGTTACTGATATTGATAGCAACATTATCCATAATCTCCCATGTGCAACCAAAGAACGACTCAAAGCCAAGGCACTTGTTACCGCTTAATTGTCCTCTGGTACTATCAGAGTTACCGAGAGCATCCGCATATCCTGTCGTACCTCCTGCACCTCTACCATATCCGCAAACCAACTGAGCATCACGATTGCCGACAAGTGAGAAATAAAGTATTGCCATCAACTTGCTCATCTCATAGTCGAACAACTGATAACCGCTACCTCTTCGGGCTGCAAGGTTTTGGAAGTCCTTAAAGGTATAGTTCATTGCTCCTGTTGGAGTGTTCGTAGGCTTACCCTCATCATCATATTTCCATTCTGCCGATGTCGTTGATGTGCCCGTACCACAGCGCACATTTGCACCCGAAATGGAACGTAACTGAGTCAAACCATCCACGGAAGCATGATATACACCTCCAAGCCACTCATCGTTATGCACCCAATCAGGCTCAATCGCCTCCACCTCTGCACTATCTACCGAAATGGCTTCAAGTGAATTGTTGTTCACGGATGATGCAAAGACGAAACTCTTTGCCCCTGTTGGCACATCGGTAAAGATATAATCACCCTCCACAAAGTCAAACATGGAACTTGAAATCGCCATGTTGAATGTCTTGATGATAACTCCATCCTCATTGAGGAACACACCACCGATATTGCTATTGTTCAAGCCTGGGTATCTCACTTGCTTCATACCGCTCACATCTATCAGATAAGCGTTATAGTTTGGTGTATCTGAAAGAATGCCATCCGATGTAAGAGTTGACACTCCCAACTCAACGGAATTTATCATCACCGCAGAATTTGTCTTATAGATGATGTCTTTCAACGTCTTTCTGACAATCTTGCTTGCGGTTGATAATGGCTCAGAGTCAAGGCTGCTCCATGCGATATACTTCTTTTGGTTCTTGAAGTCATTGATGCCCTTGTACCAAAGGTTAGGGCAACGCATCATCACATCGAAACCATCTCCCAAACTATCCTTGAAGTCGAAAGTCGAACCATCTGGAAGTTGCTGATAATTGCTTTCGCTAATTCTCTCGCCCTCCCAAATTCCTGTTGAAGTATTGAGTTTGCCCTTTACAGGAATGAGTTTCTTTCTGATGCGAGCAACGTGACCGCTTGCAGTGAATTTCTCTCCTGTCGTGCCGTTGTCGAGGTTTGTAACGTTCTTCGGGTCATCCACCGTGTCATCAAATACGACCATCGTATATTGCGCATTGTGAATTGTAAGCAGTGGGAAATAGTCTTGCAACGATTTCAACTCACTATCATCAATCAGTTTCGACAATATCCATTTTCCGCTCAGTCCATCACAAGCATCGTCAAGGTCTGACCCGATACCCTTTGCACCTGTACTTTTGAGTGCCGTGAGGATGCTTGTGTCAGCCGTAATGTCGATGTTTGGCACATATATCTCACCGATGCCTGCACCGCCATTGATAGTGTCAGATAGGAGCGTGAAAGTATCAATCTTTGCACATCCCGAAATCTGCAACCTCTTCACGTTGGAGAACCCTGCAATAGTCAAACCTCCATTCGGATATGTCAGATTTGGCAAGTTCACAAATGATAGAGAGGTCATCGTCTTAGGCAGTGTAAGCGTTGATATTGGCGAAGTCTCAGCAGGAGTGAAATTCTGCAAGTTAGAGCCAACTGCAAGCACAGAAACCAATCGTGGGCAATATGTCGCATCAATCGTGGTGAGTGGGAAGTTACGCACATCCAACTCTTCGAGGAATGGCAACTGACCAAGATTAAGGTTTGTAAGTTCCTCTCCTGTCTTTGTGGCTGGAGAATAACTTGAACCACCGATGATAAGTTTCTTGATGAGAACCAACTGTGATATATCCCAACCGCTCTGCTTTGGTGTCGCATTTCTGATGTCAAGTTCCCCGATACGGTCTGCACCATAGATGTAAAGCATCACACCACTTGCAAGATTGGTATTGCCCGAATTGAGGGTTGCACTTTCTCCTGCTTTCAGATAAACGCTTTGTCTCATGCTCATAGTCTGGTCAACTCCGATACCAAAGAAACCATCCTTTGCAGCAGTTATCTTAACGCTCATGTTTCGTCCTGTGCATCGCATGGAGACTGCCGATGAGTAAATATCTCCACATTGATAGAAACCATCACGATAACGGAAACGAGTCTGAACGAAATCACGCAATCTTTGTATGCCCAATCCGTGCAAGGCATAGAAGTAGTTACTATCTGCCTTTGATGCTTCGATGTACTTTCTGATACCATCGAAAGATGATACCAACTTCGCCCACTTGCTCAATCGGTCAGTAATCCAATACTTCTCGATGCCATCCGTAGAGAATGGGCGTAAACCCGATGATAGTGTGGTTGTGCGCATCTTCTCACAGATGGATGCTACGGTAACGGTCTTTGTCGAGTCGTTCTTGTCATTGTCCGATGTGTAGTCATCTACCCAAATATAATCAGAGTTTGCAATCTGAGTAAACAGAACGCTGTCATGTCCTTGATACTTGCCCTCTGTGTCGTTGTTTGGGTCAAGTTCCGCATCAATGGTGAGACCGCAATCGTTATCAGAGCCGTTGATGGTATCGCCATCATAGAGGTGGTTCAAATACATTCGTGTCTGTCCGTCTGTATCGAGATAGAAACCTACCATCATATTCTTGCTTCTCTGGTCAACTGCCGCAATGTAATCCGTGAAAATGTGGTAACATATCATAGAATACACATTCGCCATGTTGTGCAACTCATGCTTGAACTTCAATAGACGATTTGCCTTTGTTCCTGCAACGGTCTTACCATCGAGAGTAATGTTTCCGTGCGAACTATCCAAGTTATGATTGCAGTCTTGACACCATTTCAGCCATCTATACAACTGATAAGGTACTTTTCGACCATCCCCATAGGCGGCATTGAGGGCATCGTTATCTGGGTAACGACTTTCAAAGTAAGTTAGCCATGTTGGTTTACCCTTGGAGTCTGGTGCAAGCATATCGTCAATACTATCCACACCTTGAAACCAATCTAAATAATCATAAGCACGAAGCTCGTAATTTTCCACAGGGTTCACCACATCGCCTGAAATGCGCCATCTGCCGCCCTCATAGGTCATTGTTCCTGTTGTCTCAGTCCATTTGTCAGACTGATAACGGAATACCTTATGTTTGTCACCACAGAACTCACTCAGTACATAGATTTGTTCCTTATCCCATTCCGATTTGTCGAGTGAGGACTCGTAATCATCAAGAGTTTGGTCTCTTGCTGCTATGAGTTCGATGAAATCACCATAATTCAAGCATCCGAGATTGTAACCGTCCACTTTCTCAAAACCGAAAACGACCGCATCGCCCTTGTCATGGTTCCAATTTCCCTTTGCGTGGAAATATCCGTAACTTGGAGATGTTGCATCCGATGAGTTCATATCAGTACGGAAGAATGCAATAGGTACACTATCAATGGATGTATTGAGAGTATATTTGCCCTTGTAGGCATTTTGCGCAGGTGTCATGTAGTTCTTGCCCAATGCTCTTTGAAGCTCATTGTATAGCTGACATGAAGCACCGTTATTCGCACCTCCCGACTCAGAATAATCGACCTTTACCGTTATGATGTTGGTAGGGATGGAGTTCTCCATCGGTTGCACACGACTTTGAGCCGCATTTGCCGCACATTCATCGTACTTTGCCAAATCCTCAGCGGAAGTAAACTCGCTACGGTCATGCAAAAGTGTAACCGTGCATCCCTTAAACTTCATCTTTACGTTCTTGATAGGGCGCATAGATGATGTTGTACCTTGGTTTGTCGTTGGTACGTTGATAGCCTTGAAATCCTGCCAAGGTCTATCTGGGAAATACGCATACACATCAAAATATCTCTTTGTTTTCTTGTCTCCATTGAGACTTTCGAGATATGGGGGATATTGGTCTTCTGTGTCTCCTGTGTCCGCATTCTTGCAAAGCACGAAATATGGCATACCGAGATTGTAGAGGGCTGCTGCTTGTGGTCTGTTGATGGCTGGCTTTCCCTCTGCCGATTGGGATGCCATTACTCCCTTGTTAAAGTTGTATTCGGTAATCATCGTATCAGTATTGGATAACTTCAACAGATAATTGTCGAAACTCTGTTCAAACGAGTAATAGGTTTCCCATGCTCTGATATTATAGAGGTACAAATCGCCCTCAGTTCCATCGAATGTGATAGGTGTCGCATGACGGCTCAAAGAACCCTTATCATAGTAACAAGCACCAATTAACTCACCATCGAAATACATCTTTGCTACTCCGATATTTGCATAAGGGGCTTGTGAAGTAGGCTCTATCACGATGGCTACATCCGTAAGACTATCCTCTTTGATTGCCGATGTGATAGTATGGGCTACGGTTGCGGCATTGTCAGTAGTGAACACTACATCCTTTCCTGTAACGTAGAAACCTATACCATTTGAGATGCAAGAGATTAACCTTGCATCATCATTTGCGATGTGCTTTGCCTTGATACGGAATTGAATAGCGAGACCGTTTGACTCAATGGATGCTTGATTGAACGGCATATAATTGAGGGATGCGGTCACGTTCTCAGCGATACGAAGTGCCATGACTCCCTCATCGTTTTCCGTGCCGTATTGCTCTGTACCGTAACTATCCTTTACAAATCCGTTGGTGGAGTAGTTTAAGCCTTTCACACTTAAAGTATATCCATTGTCAGTAATGGTCTTGTCGGCATCCGAGTTACTTCTGCTCGCCATATCCATATCAAACATAAGTTGGGCAGAAACCGCCTCTATATCGAGGAGTGTTCCCAAAACCTTGAATGATGCTGATTGTGATATTTTCCCCGATACCGACACATACAAATCAAATCTTACAGAACCATCAATGATAGTGTCTGTGACCCTTTGCGTATAGGTATATGTCTTGTTTCTTTGTGCCGTTACCTTTTGTTTGTACTTGGTGGTATTGTTCTTGTACTCTACAACAATCGCCTCTATTGTAGATGATGATGGTGAATATACGGCAAAGTCCATCGAAACGGTCTCATATCGTTTCACCTCTGCCACTGCTTTCTCAGAGTACCATCTTGTTACGCTTATAGGGGTAGTGTTGTCTGCATCCACTACCATAATAGCGGTATGGAGATAATTACCCTCCACGCCCGATGCTATATCCACACCATGAATACGAAGAGGATAAGCGCCATGAGAAAGAACCTCTCCGACACAATTCTTAGGATTGATGGAGATACTATGTGAATAGGTGTCCGATATGGTTGCAGTTCCGAGCGTCTTCCACTCATTTTTGATGTAAATCTCAACGGTGCATAAGATGCCCTTATCGCTCGCATTATTGGCAAAACGATACATCGGGAGTGTCTTTGTCGCACCTCCCACATTTACAACGGTAGATGAGGTATAGTTAAGAGTCTGCTCGCTCTTGATGGTAACATCCACCGCAGTAACGTTGATGTTTCGGCTTCCTGTATGGTCGCTATCATCGTAGGCGATGAGTTTGAACTTTCGGGATGATGCCTGTGTGAAGTATGATGACAAGTCGAAAGAGAAATCATAACTCTCGCTATCTGCCGATGATGCTTGGTTCAATCGGTATGTTTCCAAGAGTTGATTTGTGTCTCTGTCGTATAGTTCGACCCTCTCAATCATATTCGAGATTTCTTGCCCTCCCTGCTTTGTCACACTGAGAATAGCAGCTTTGAGGATAACAGAACCTCCTGCCTTGGCATACAAAGGCGCACTCTTTGGGATGATGCTTACAATCGTTCCCGAACTCTCACCGCTGCCTGTGCCGACTGCAAACTGCTGCTCATCTCCCACGGTCTCACCTTTGGCATTGACCATAGAGATTTTGATTACTCCCTCTGTCTCTGTATCGACATGGAGATTAGCAGGAACGTACTTATACGCTCCACCTGTCGAGAAAGCATCCTTACCATCTTCTTGTGGCTCTTCCTTGGTCTCAACCTTAGAACCTCCTGCACCTCCGAACTCATGCCACAAGGATGCTTCACCGAAATCGGATGCTTCACCCTTGAATTGTTTTGTTTCCCATGTGTTTTCTCCTATCTTATAGGTGATAACGAGTCCGCTCTTGGCATAGTTGATGCCGCTATCGGTCTGCAACTTGGTAATGGCAGAAATGGCATATTCCAAGGTGTAGAATGATGCGGATGTGCAAGCACCGCAAAGAGCATCCACGTTGATAAGGGTTTCCGCTCCTGCGCTCATTCCTGCAAGGTCGAGCCATAACTGGGTATTCTTGAAGTTCGTTGGTTCTGTGTCAGAACCTACATACTGATAGGTCTTCCAAGAGTTCTTTGCGATGGCAAAAGTGATTTGCATACCAACAGAAGAGAAACCTTTGTTATATGTTGCGGTAATTGCAGTTTCGAGGTCATAGTAACCCGAAATAGGCTGCTCGTTGGTTACGTTGTAGCAGTTTCCGACCGTTGCGCTACCACTGCCAAACTTAGACCAAGTTTCAATATCCGTGAAATCGACTTTTTCCTTACCGTTCCATTGGTATGTTTCCATCTTCCCATCAGTGCCAAGGAAGGTGATAACGACACCTTGCGTTTTGTACTCTCTCGCTTCATCGTTGGCATAGAGCAGCCCCAATACAACATTGAGAGACATTGCATTGTAATTGTCAAGCAACTTGTTTGCGTTGTAGAATTGACGTGGATAGACCGCTTCCTTGATTTTTTCATCCACCGCCGATGAGTCTGTTCCTGCAATAACGATGTCATTTGCGGTACTATCCCATATATATAGTTTGCCTTTACATATATAGGCTTTGTCCTTGCGAATGGATAGATGGGAAAGGTCTGTAAAGTACAAGTCTGCGCTTGGTTCTGCCGCCCAATTATTATAATACTTGCCATCCACTTTGTACGCAAAGACCTTGCTATAACGTACAAAGATAATCTCCCCAACCGTAGAACCTCCATAAGATACGGATAGGATTGACACTCTATCTACAAACCCATCAAATCGGGCGGTACTTCCCTCACTTGCAAAAGATTTCGCCTTTGCAGCGAGTTCCGTTGCGGTCTGGGCTCTTCCCGAAGCATCATTTGCAAGAGACATGGCATTTTCTGCCGTGCTATTTGCTGTGTTTGCGGTAGATGTGGCGGTTGCCGCTTCCGACTTTGCACTATTGGCAGTCGTTACGGCTTGATTTACTTTCGGTGTAATGCCGTCAAGTATCTCGCCCAAAGGAACTTTCACACTCTCATTGCTGGCATTGACTCCGAGCGTGTAGAGACCTTTGGTAGATGAACTTTCGGGCAATTCCGATACTCTTTTCTTTTGGTCTGCCATATTACTTAATTTTGATTATTGAAATATATCTTTGAGTCATCATCCTCTGTGACGATGTACTCACCATTCTCTGATATTAGCATCACGAGATGCCCCTTTGGTCTTATCCTTATACGTGCAGGCTCAATCGTATCTTCTGTGATAATCCAATCGAAATCCTCAGTAGCGAGCAACAGATAAGAGCCAACAGGACGGCATGATGTGAATGTTAGCGTAACCGTGAAATCACACCATATATGCCCATTGTGCAATACCTTGAAAGTGTTGACCGTGTTACTCTTGTAGTAGCATTCATATTCGTTTCCAAGGGCGGCAAAGTAGAAAGACCGTGCTTCTGGTTGCAATACCACGGAAAACAGACTATTCCATCTCTTCCAAAACTCATCTATCGTGTCGGCATTGATAAGTATCTTGACCGCTACATCCTTTGTCTTGAAAGTTACGTTATCCCCATCATAGACCACTCCTGCGAGTGTCGATGTGTCGATTGTGAGGTTCGAGCGTACATTTGGGGCTTTCCTTATGGCTGCATCCGTGCCATTGAGAATATAAGAGCCAAACTGAGAGAAGTCTATTCCATCCAACTCATACCCATTTTGACGAATGCCCGATTTCCCATACACATAATGATTTCCTGTCGGTATGGTAGGGAAGTCATCGGAAAAAGATAGGGTCATCTTTCCGAGTCTCACGAATTGGGAGAATGAGCCGTTTGAAGTCATCCTCAGTTTGTATATCTTCTTTATATCCCGAAACTCAAATGTATGGTATGAGCCTGTTGCCAACTCATCAAACAAATCCTCAGCATAGTTGATGTTTGTGATACAGAAATTCATCGAGAAAGTCTTTGTATCAAGCACAGGGGATGACAAATCTATCTCTATTCCGTCAAACTCATCCCATTCGGTTGTGTCGAGTTTCTTGAACGCAGGGAATTGGATGAGAGATTTATATCCCCCATCTTCCACGAATAAACCGTATTCGAGAAACGCATCACGGTTATCTATGAAAAGTCTTCCCTCTGCTCCCATTATGCCAATACTTTAGCGTGGTCGTTCTGAATGTAACTGATATGAGATTTCTTGTCTCCCTCAACTCGCACGATGGCAAATCCACTTGCTATGACCGAAACCGATGCACCGTGCATGAGGTAGATGCTATTGTTCTGAGTCTTGGCACATTTGACGGTGGCTTTTGTGTTACCCACAAGAAAGGCTCTCTTTGGGTCTGTGAGTTCTATCTCACCACAATCAATGTAAACACCATATTGTTTCACTTCCTCTTTGTCGAATTGTCTGAAAACATCGAGGGTAGGGAAGCGAAGTTTTAAGCAAAACTCTACTCCTTGTGGAGTGAACAACTCATCCACGATTTCCTTAACGGATTTAGCCTCAGAGAATGCGCTGCACGCTCCGAGGGCTTTTCCGTCTTGGTAAATTCCTTTCAAAAGATTTTCTTTATCCATAATCTTTATGTCTTTAATTTAATACCTCTTGATGAAATGTCATCGACCGTATCTTTGATGGTCTTGACATTCTTTCCCATCGTGTCGAGCTTGTCATTTGTTGATGCGGTATTCTTTTCTATACCGCTCAATTTTTCAAGCATGGCATTACTTGTTTGGTTTAACTCGTTCATGCCTTGTACGAGTGTATATGTATGCCCTTGGATGGTCGTAAGTCTGGCATTGTTCTCATCAACACTCTCTTGTGAAGCCGTAGCAATACCGCTACTCGTTCCACTTCTTGAAGCATCACCCAATATGATATTTTTTAGTTCATCGGGCAAACTTTCCATACCCTCGCTAAATCCTGTAACGAGTGCATTGAGTTCGTTAGCAAAATTTGTCAAACTACCCTCAACGGCATTGAACCCCTTGAAGTTTCCATCAGTACCGAACCATTTAGTTTTGTACTTGTTGAATATCTCACCGATAGGCTTCTCCAAAAGCTCCTGTACCATCATCTTTTTCAAAATGTCTGATACTATCTCATTGACCTTATCCCCCCATGCTTGGGCGGCATCCTCTCCACTCTTGAAAGCATCCCAAAAGGCATCTCCGAGAGTTGAAGCCAAATCCTCAGCGGTATGTCCGATGATGTCCTCCATCATTTCATTGATAATGGTTGCCATCTCCTCCGCTAACTCTTCGATTTGGTTCTTCCAATCTTGAATTTTGCCATTATCCTTTTTCTTCTTGGAAGACTCCTTATCAATTTGTTGTTGGATGAGGATTTGCTGCTCAGCAAGGTTTTTGAGTTGACTTCTGGCACTCTCATACTTTTCACTGCCGAGAGCCTTGTCTGCGGTATAAGAAACCTTTGCATAGGCATCCGTAATCTTTTCGACCGACTTCTCAAACACCTCATTCTTATAGGTGAGGTTCATCACCGCCCTGCCCCAAAAGTTACCGTATCTTTCGGTTACTTGGTGTAAGTTCTTGACTTCCTCATAAGTATCGTTATAGATGTTTCTGAGGTTATCAACCGCCTTACCTACCTTATTCTGCAATCGAACGGTGTCAGCGTTATCAAGTTCCCATTGAAGTTGGTCGATGCGTTCCTGCAACTTCTCAATCTCCTTTTGTTTCTCATCATCATTATTGAAAAGATTGGCGATTGCCGTTGCAACTTGCAGAGCTGCCGAAATGACTGCGAGGATGACGGATGCTTTCTCAATGGTCGATATTGCCGTTGCTCCTGTTGCCGCTGCTGCGGTCGCACCCGATGCGGCATTTTGCACGGTTTGCTCAACGCCCGATGCTACGTTCTTGCCAACATCACCGATGGCATTGATGACCGTCTCAGTAGCATCAAGTACCTCTCCTGTAAAGTCGATGGCTTTCTTGATACTATTACTAACATCCGAACCAAAGGCATCTGCAAGGTTTGCAGCCTTACCGCCCACATCCTTAACCACATTACCCACGTTCTTTAACTGGGTAGAGAAATTCTTGTAAGCAGATGTTATATTGTTTCGAGCCGTGAGGGTTCTTTGCTCTGCCTTGTTGTTTTTCTCTTGTGCCTTTGCAAGTTCATTGGTGGCATTTTTCAATTTCTCGTTAGCATCTGTCAGTTCTTGACTATCCTCTGCAAGTTTACCATCTTCTATTTGCTGAATTACCTCGTTCTTTTCTTTCAGAGCATCATTGTAAGACTGCTGCGAGATATTGAGTTCATCCTGTGCCGTTTTCCATTCGCTCAGAGCGTTTATATACTCAGCCTTGGATGCAGATATATCCTTGATGGATTTATGCAAAGAGACGAAAGGATTACGTGAGGCGATGGCATCCTCCATCTTGGTAATAGCCTCTTGAAAGGTTTTGATTTCTTCAACCCCCATATCCTTAGAATTGAGTTTGAAGTAACCTTTGACCTTATCAAGCGTATATTGGAGAGACGAAAGGGATTGATTGTCGAGATTACCGAAAACATCATCCCAATTTATTTGCATCTTGAATTGCTCGCTATTCAGTTTCGCAAATTCCTCATCCATTTGCTTATATGCGGCATCCTTGAAATTATCTGGAATGGTATTGATTTTCTCCATCCACTGCCTTGTAAGGAGTTCGGTCTTTTGTTCCATCGTGCCGTATTGCTCAATCATGGAGTCCATGTATTTTTGACGGATTTCTTGTCTCGCCTTTTCTCCATTTTCCTCAATTTGATTGAGCATGTCTTGATTGAGTTTTGCGTTCTGTTGGTCTGATAACAATTCCTTTGCGTAATCATCAACAGACTTTTTTCCTGCATCACTCTCAAACCATCCGTTTTCAGTAGCACCCTTTTTCGACATATAAGCCTTGTGATAGGCTTCTTTCTGCGCTGCTGCAAGTTCGAGGATTTTCTTATTCCATTCCTCTTTCTTGCGTTGGGTGTCAACATTGATTTGATTGAGTTCCTTGACCATTCCATCCTTTTGAGACGAAATGATAAGGTCTGTAATATCATCGTTGGCATCTTTGAAGAACTTTTTGACGGTCTCTTTGTATTCATTGATGGCATCTTGGGCGGTTCTTGCAGCTGCCTTTGCATCAAAAGTATTCCCCGATGATTTATCCTTTTTTGTGCTTTTTGTATCTACATGAGGATTGATGTCGAAGTTATCCTTGATGGATTGTGCTTCTTTCATTTTTTCCTTGTAGAGGTCTAACCACTTATTCAAATCGGCTTCAGCTTCACCGATGGCTTTTTTTCGTGAGGCTTCATCTCCTGCCTTTGTGTTATACCAATGGTCATAGACTCCTGCTGCCGCTTTGTCCTTTACCACTTGGAGATTAACAAAGGCTTCTGTGTATTTATTGAGATATGCCTGTGCTTCCGCTTCTTTCAGAAGCATATTGCAGTAGGCTTCACCTTTCTTTGTGAGTACATCTTTCCATTGTGCGAGACTATCATATTTGCCGAGTGCCGTTCCATATTTGGAATTTAACTCATCGACAAGTGCTTTCTCTCGTTTCTTCGAGCCGTTGAAAGTCTCTATCTTTTTAGTATAATCCTCTATCTCTGCCGATGCTTTTGCATAGGTCTTTTGGCTATCTTCGAGGATTTTGTTTTGTTCCTCAACTGCCTTTTCTGCTTCCTCTGCCTTGCTGACGAAGTGGGAGATAACCCCGATGAGTACACCGATGGCTGCTGCAATCCATCCAAATACAGGAATAGACTTGATGGCTGCACCTACCATTCGGAATGCTCCTGCAAGGCTTATGTTTGCAATCGTTCCTGCCGTGGCTGCTGCCGTGTTCGCTCCTTGCCCTACGGTATTTGTTGCGGTTGCGACCGTTCCTGCTGCCGTGGCTGCATTGTTGGCAATCTGGGCTTCTGTGTCTGCCGTTGTGGCGGTGGCATGGGCGGTGGTGGCGGTCGTATCTGCCACGGTTGCAGCCGCATCCTCAACCTCCTCACCGATACCAACCGCTAATAAGGAGTTCCACCATTCTTTGAGTCCATTGAGGGTAACGAGGGAAAAAGCACTATCCTTATTGAGTGTCTGCTGAACTTGCTGCAATCCCATAGTGATAGCCATGAGGGATTGGAGTTTGGTCATTACCTTGTTCAATTCCTCATTCTCGCCAACAAAGAGAGACATTGCGCCCTGTACTGCCGTGAAACCTCCTGCCAAACCATTTAAGCCCGAGATAATACCTGCAATCTTCGCTTCATCGTTGGAGAATATACTTCCTTGTGCCTGTATATCGCCTTGTATATCTTGGAGATTACCGAGTTCGACCGCCATTTTCTTATACTCTTCGGTCTGGTCTCCGAATTGCATACGGTAATCTGCCATCTCAGCCTTTAACTCCTTGATACGTTGGCGAAGAGAAACGTGCTTGTTTGCGTTTTCCTGCAATGCCGCCGCCTCTTTCTTCAAGTTTTCCTCAACTTTCAGAAGTTCATCGGCTTGCTCTGCCGCTGCCTTGACAACTCTCTTTCTCTCATTGATTACCGCCTTGATAGCCTTTTGTTGCTCTTGGAGTTGGGCGAACTCCTTATCACCCTCTGCCGTTCCTTTCTTGTAGGCTTCGGATGCGAGTTGTCCGAGACGATTGAACTCTGCTTCAAGTTCTTTGATTGCGGTCTTGTTTAGGTCTGTAATCCTATCTATTTCCGCATAGGCTTGGTCGATGGTATCAAGTGATTGCGAAGCGTTTGTAACTACATCTATGTTAAGTGTAGGTACATTAGTAAGCAGTTGGGAAATCTTGGATGTTTCCTGCTCTACGGAATTACCAAGTTCGCCCACCTTACTCTCAATGGCATCAATACCCTCATCAAATCCTGTTGTGTCGATGACCGTGCCAAAACTTAACTTTCCACTATCTACCATGTTACACTACCCTCAGTAAATTTATCGAAATTGTCTGGATTGCAAGCATCCAAACTATCATCAAACAATGGCTTGTCATCCTCATCAGACTTATCATGCGGCATGGGAACAACACGACTATACATCAAAGCGTTTTGATAACTTATATCATATAGAGCGTATTGAGCATCAACACCGAATATCCTTGCAATCCCGAGGACGGTTGCCCATATACTATCATTTAAGGCTGTTCCACTTCCTTTGTCGGTTTCAGAATGTTTGCCTCGCTTAGGGAAGTGGTAATAGCGAAAAAACTACTTACCTCCATGTCTTTGAGTCTTTGGATGATTACATCAAACAAGACCGTAGGACGAACATTCTGCAAAATGATTTCTGCGAGTTCATCCTTTGTTGGTACATACTCATACCCAAAGAAATGACGGATGCGGTAAAAACGAGGTTTCTTCTCACTTCTCTTGCATTCCTTTGCTCCGAGGATGAGGATTGCAGCCATCTCACCCAAAGCCTTGAAATCCTTTGCATGATGTAAGACGGAATAAACAATCTGCTTGTTATCCACTTTCTTCACGATGGGGAGACCTGCGACAATCTCAGAAACAAGAATGAGCGTGGCGATAGATGGGGGAGCAATGTCATATTGCTTTCCGTCTATATTCAAAGTGCCAACTTTCTTTTCGAGAATGGCATCTGCAACCTTTCTTTCTATGTAATTTTGTTCCATCTTATTCTATAAATATTAGTTACGGTGGTAGGACTCGAACCTACGACCTCCACGTTATGAGCGTGGCGAGCTGCCATCTGCTCCACACCATGATAAATGCAGTTCTCTCCTCCCGAACTGCAAAGGGGTGTCTATTCCACACGTCAGTTATCAGAAACAATCTTCTACCATACGAAAAGAAAACATTAACTCTTATACGTTAGCCCAATCGTCAGCCTTAACTCTGAACTTCTTATAAAGTTCACCATCTGAACACAAGAGGATTTTGAATGTCAAATCAACATACGAACCCTCCTCCTCAGAAGAGCCTGGTCTAAACGATACATGGGTACGGCGTGCCTTGATACCGATTGCACCGATATTCTTAGGAGTGACCTTTACGGCAAAATCCTTGCCTACGACATTAGATTTCACGGTCAGCTCATCTCCATCAGAGGAAATTTCTGCACCTGTGAACATCTTTTCCTTGTCGAAATCCATCTCCTTTACTCTGGTGGTAATGATAACGGTAGGCTCGCCCTCTTCCTCTGCCACTACGACACCGCCCGATGCGGTAGCGGTCAGAGTCTCGCCATCCTCTGTTGCAAGTGTCGTGGACTTGTCATTGATAGTTCCTACACTCGTTAGGGATGATGGCATCGCTTCATCGTCTGGGGTCTCTGCAACCTCTACCTTGCACTTAGACCACGACATGACGATTTTCTTTTTGCTTGTGCCTTGTACTGCCATAATTAAAATGTTATACGGTTAAACTTAATTCTTACTTTAATCTCGTGCTGCTCTATCTCTTCGGATTTGATGGTGTATGGTGATAGTTCGGTCTCCATCAGATACTCTGTGTTATCATTGTTTTCGATGAAGTCCAAAACAAGCTCCTGCAACTCTGTGATACGTGGGCTATTCTTGACCTTACGACCATCCTTATTAGTTATGTCTGGTACATATATATCAAGTATTACCGTGCCTGTTTGGACTTGCCCATCAAGTCCTGTATAGAACTTGACGATTAAATCCTCAGTCTTAGCATCAGTCGGGCGCATTTCGTCTCGATAGACTTTGCCCTTGATAGCCTTACCAAGTGGACTCTTATTCACAAAGGAATAGAAATCACGCTCGATTTGTTGTTCTGTCTTTGTTGCCATAACTTACTTTGCTATTCCATCCAATAACTCATTAACCAATTTCTCAGTTATTTGCTCTGCTGATTGAAGTACATCCAAATCCTTATTATACTCCACATAGGCGGCATATTCCATTCCTGCGCAAAGAACGAGGGCGATACCCCAAGGAAACTTTGCCTTTAGCTTTTCCAAGAAAGCCAAACCGTCTTGAATGCCCTTATCTCCATTTCCTTTCTTTCCGTTGGTAGGTTGGAAACCGCCTTGACTCATAACTTTCCCATCATACAAAATCACATATCCGATTGAAGAGCGCAAATTTCCTGTAATGTCATTGTATCTTCCGCTATCCCTTGCGGTCTTCACGGCTTCCTCACCAATCTGCCCGAAACGGAAAATGATGAAATCCGATATTTCGGTCATCTTTGTCTGCAACTCCTTTCTGAGGTTTCTCATATTGGTTTTACTGACAATGATACCCTTATATTTGCCGTGATACTCTGTAACGGTTTTTCCCATGACTATACAAGTATTTGCGTTCTGTTTTGACTTTCGAGATTTTCAGCGTTCATCACTCCATACTCTCCAAGGTCTTCACCCTGCCTTTCAAGTCTCACACGGTTAAATGAGAGGTCATCCATTTGCTCCGTTAGAATTGTAAAAGATGCTTGACGGAACTCGCCATCCTCATATTTTCCCTTTCTGTTGTCGCTATTGGTCTTGATATGGCATGGTATAGGGTCAGTCCACGATGATGAAGACTCAACCAATTCACCGAACTCGTTTTCAGTCGATGCGCCTTGTATCATATATTGAAAGTGTCCGTTATATCTCATACTTACCAAAGATTAGAGCCATCCTCAATTTCTCTCGAATACTCCGATAATTCCTCATCCGCATCGAGACCGTAATAACCGCACCAATAGATGATACTATTCTTGATGGCATCCTCACTCATTACGGATGTGGAAACACCATTCTCCGAGCGGCTACTTTCCACATATCCCATAACGAGACGGATTGCAGCCCGAAAGATTTGAGGGTCTTTCGGGGTTGCTTCCGCTTTTGGGTCAATGCCATCATTGAATAGCGAAAACTCTATTGTCGAATTATCGGGAAAGAATGTGCTGCACATGGCATTGCACAAACTTCTCGTTGCGTTCAAGTTATCCACGGCTTACTTCTGAGTTTTGAGGGTGTAGATACCATTCATCTCAGTAATGACAGGGAGAGAGAGGCTTTCAGCCTTGGTGAACTCTACACCGTTGCTGCCCTGTGTCTCGCCAACACCCCACTGAGATACACGAATACGACCATAATTAGAGTATGCGACTCCCTGCTCTGGCTTCAACTCGTTATTACTCCAAGCGTTCTTAACGAGTCCGAGCTTCCCATCTGGTATAAATACCATGTTCTTCTCGTTCCAAGGAGTATAAGGGATGCGCTGCTTACCCTTTTGGATGCGAACCTGTCTGCGGATAGGCTCAAAGATAGGGTAACTATTCTCTTCCATGTATGCGTTGATGTCCTTGAGCTGAACCATCTTTGACGATTTGTCTGTACCCCAAATCATCTGCTTCATCTTCTTGGAACGGCACATATAGGAGATACGAGATGGAGCGCAAAGAACCTTGGAGAATGTAACCTTATCCTGCGCGGCATCAATGATTGCTTGAATGTCCTCAAAGCAATCCACGGTCTCGATATTGCCATCATTCCATTCTGTTTTGGATGATGCGATATTCTCTGCTGGCTGATTGAAGTCGATAGTACCACGTACACCGCCCTCTGGGTTGATGTTGTCATCAATCTCCACCTTACCCTCATTTGAGAGTGGACGCAAGAAGAGAATGTCGAGTTTTGCGAGAACCGCATTAACCACCGTTGTAACATCACCCCACATGAGTTTGATGAGCTGTTCATTCTTTGCACTATCTGGCAATGATTTTGAGTCCAAAATCTGCAAAATCTTACGATAGTTCTGAATGGTCATAGGAAGAGTGAGAGCATGGTTAAGGATATGCTCCTTGACGGTCTCCAATCCCTCATTACCGAGGATGGCTTCCTTGGACTCCTCACCGATGGTAGGTGCTGCCACCGTGATATTGTATTTACCGATAAGTTCCTCAAAGTCGAGACCGATGGTAGGTACATCCCAATCGAGATACTTCTCAAAGATGACGTTATCAAACAATCTCTTGTGAAGTTCGGAAGCCTTATCGAAGCGAATTTGCACGTTACGTGTCAACTCGCCAAAAAGTGAACTGAATAAAAATTGTGGCATTGTCTTTACTGCTTAATGAATATGATATTCGGGTTAGACTTCAAGCTACCGCAACCGCCGCCCCAATCATTGAGCCATTCGGTAGGAATTGGATTGCTTGTGTTTTCAGAGAGTACCACGCAATCGTAAGCCACATCGAGGGTAGGGAGACCCTTGCCATCGAACTTCTTGACTGCACCGAGAACCATGTTAGGCACATAGAGAGGGGAAGCATCACCGCTTTCTACTTCCTTTGACTCAACGATAATATCGCCCTCTGTAAGTCCTGTATAGGCTTTGTCGAGAGTTACCTCATCATACTCAGTGTTTGATGTGTCGATACTCTTGATGGATGGAGTTGCCTTTCCATCTCCAAACTTGGTGATAACATCACCGACAACGAAATAATGCCCCTTGTTGATGCGTGGTTTCGTTGTAGTACCTCCCTTGATTACGGTTGCGGTTTTGACTACTGCTGCGGTCAAACCATCCTTGTAATCCACATGGATGAGGGTTGCACGTTGCAGAACCGTACCGATTGGGAAAGTCTGCAATGGTTTGAAACCGCCTGGCAGTATCTTCGCCTCGCCTCTCCAAATTTCGGGAGAATGACCGTCTATAACGGTCTTTTTGAAATCAATAGCCATGTCGATTTAATTAAATGAGTGAATAATGATGGAGCAATTAAGCATCTGGCAAAGTCTTAGCCCAAGCGTCAGCCGCCGCTTTCATGGCTTCTTCCTTTGTTCCTTTCTCGTTTGCCTGCTCCTTTGGCACGAGATTGTTTGAGACCAATTCCTGCTTGTATTCCTCTAACTCTTTATCAATGTCAGCATCATCCGCAAATGAAACCCTCTTAATCAAATAGTCTGGAATACCGAGTTTCTTAGCCTTTTCAGAGATAAGGGATGCTCGCTCAGTTGCTTTCTCCTTTGCTTTGAGGGCAGCGTTCTCATTTTCGAGTGCTTCCATCTTTTCCTTGAAAGGAGCGAACCACTTAGGAGTTTTTTCATCACCATCACCCTCACCATTGCCCTCATCATCGGATTGCTTGGTTGATTGTGATTTCTTCGATGTCTTTCTTGTGATTTCCCCCTGCATAGCCTTTGCATAAGGTACAAGCAAATCCACCGCCTTATTGATGTCCTCATCGGTTGCATCGTCTTTGAGACCATTAGAGCCGAGTTCTGCCAACTCATCAAGAGCCTTTTCTGTAAGTCCGAAATCCTTGCATTTCAAAGATAATGCGGTCAAAAATTTCTTTTTCATATTGTGTAATATTTAATGTAAATCTAATTCATCGGCTACAAAGATAGCGTAAAATTTCTAAAAACGTGCGCAATAGGCACGTTTTTAGTAAAAATAAACATATCTGATTATTAGGGCTTTACAAATATCGCAAGCATTTTTGGCTTTAAATTAACGCTTTTTAAGCAAGAAAATGTTGATTATATTAAATATATTCCATATCTTTGCAGCATGAAAAGATGTCTAACAAGCACTTATAAGAAAATATTAACAATTAAAACATATATCGCCATGTTACAAAAAGAGTTTGAAGAAAGAGTCGGTTTCAAGGTTTCTGCATCTGAGTACGGAACAATCGAAACATTGTATAATGAGAGCGACCTCGATAAGGACGTTTTCTGCGCAAAGTGGAAGAAGAACGACCGCATGGAGATGGCAGAACTTAACGCAAATACCATCACCACCCTCAACAAACGTATATTCTCAAAGGATGCCAAGATTAAGGCACAGGATGAGACCATCAAACAAACCGCATACTTCCTTATCGACAAATCGGATGAAACGGATGATGTCGAACTCTACAAGAGAGCAGTAGAGCTTATCGGAAGAGGTGAAGCCGTCATCTACAAGTTGAAGAATGACTATAAGATGACCGATGCCGATAAAGATTTCATCGTTTCAGAAGTCCAAAAGTAAAAAGGTAATGGGCGGACTAACCACCGCCCACAATTCAACGCAATTATGAAAACATATTCAGTTAGTTTCTCTGAGCCTGTTGCAGTAACATATAATGGTATGCACTTCGATACAGACAAAAGAAAATGGGTCGATGGTGAATATACCGAAATGGAGCAACACGTAACACTTCACTCTCTTGCATCCGCAAAGAGACTCATCAAGCAAAACCGTGATAAGTACGTTTCATCCTGCATCACTCAGACATGGAGCAATGGGGAATGGGAGAACTTGGGAGAAATCAAACTCAAAGGCTCAAACAAAACCTTTGTAGCCAACACAAAACAGAAAATCGCAAATTATTGATGATATGAAGTATCAAATCGAGTTTAGATATTTTGACAACGACACGAAGAAATATGTCGTGATAGATAAAAGTACACCACATTCTCATAAGTGGTGTACTGATTTCCTCAAAAGGTCTGGATATAAACTCAAAGGGCAAGGCGCAACAAGTCATTGGGTCGGTGTCTGGTCAACAACAGAGGGAACAACCGCATACGTAATCAAGACAAACAACAAATAAATTTCAACGTAATGGAAACAACAGAGACAATTCAGAAAGTAAACGAACTTGTATCAGTTCTTACTGATGACCAAAAGCAACTTCTCAAAGATACCATCAATATGGGCTTTTGGGGAGATACGGATATGGAGTTCCGTAAGGAGAATGATGAGGTAGAGACGGTATCGGCTTATGGATATTGCACGAATGATGCAAAGAAAGCTGGAAACTTCAAAGGTCGCAAGATTTCAGCGAATTTCCGTGCCATCTATAAGAAACTTTGCCCAAATGAGGGTACAGGTCGCTTTCTCACTCAAATATCGGATTGGTGGGATGATGGTTCGGGCGATATGCTATTCATCCGCAAGGAGTATGCCCAAATGTTTGAGGAATGGGCAAAACAGAAGTAACAATCATCGGTCTCTCATCATCCTTGGTGGGAGACCATAAAACATCAATAATATGGAAAAGAACAATAAATCAAGAAGAGAACAACTTATCGAAGCGTACAGACTGACAAAAGAGGAAATCGCTTATCTCGACCTCTGCCATACTGATACATGGTTCAATCACAAAGAACCTCAGATGTATATAATGAGCGCAAGAAGAGCCTTGACCAAATATCATTGCTCAGAATGTGGATGCGAGATTTCAGAGAATGAACATGAGGATTATGGTATGTGTAGCCGATGCCGTGAGTCATTTGGCGATTAAATTATCAATATAGGCAATATTGGGCGATTTCCTACGTTATTATTATAGTGGATGATAATTTGTATCTCCACCTTAATTTTAACGCAGGAAAAGCCTTTATAAGTATATACAGATGGAAACGAAAGTAATTCATTTGCATTTCAAGGACGATGGGGCGAGTATCATACATGATTGGTATTTTGGTTCACTCAAAGCCATATACGACTCCCGAACCGTGGAAGAGATAGGAATATCATACAAATCTCTCACGAATGCCCTACGTGGCAAGGAAGTGTATGAGAATAAGAAAGTAATCATCCGCATCGGGAAACTTGAAAGAAAACCGAAACAAAACAATTAAATGAGCAATCGTTATGGAATTATACACAGAACAAACCGTATATAATGAGTTTCGACATACATATAATTTCAATGGGAACAATCAAGAGTTTGTTTTGTTCTTGAATACTTACTATGATAAGGTTAAGAATACTCCTATTGAAACGATAAAGAAACTTTTGCCAATTAGTCATCATGGATATAGTGGTACATATCTTGAACAATGGATGATTAAAGAAACCCTACCAACAAAAGACTATCCATTTACAATGGTAGGTAAAATATATAGCTGGTATGGAGACCGTACTACATCGGACATACTTACGTCAGTAGCCAATGCAATAGAAGAATTGTACTATCGCATGATGGTTCAATACTTGTATTATCTATATTCGTATAAGGAATATGATGAAGCAAATAAGGAGTTTAATTATATAATCAATAATCTTGAAACAATGTAATTATGAATGAACAAGATTTATTAAAGTATTGTTTTTTCTACAAAGGAGAGGCGATAATCCCTCCAACTTTCGATAAAAAGAATGAGGGTAAGTTATGGGTTGCGGAAAAATACGTTTGCGAGGAAATCCCTAATCTTATAGATAAGGAAAACCCACGCAAAAGTATTGCATCTTTTGTTTTTGCCTATGTAAGCAAGTGGTCTCCTTACAATTTTTTAGAAGTAATGGGAACTTACTTACAGAAAGCCCCCGATTTGAAAGATTATATCAATGATATTTATAACTGATATAATGTACCACTTACTATATAGTATATTTTAGCACCTGCCGCTTTCCATTTCTCTGCAACTTTGAGGAATTTAGAGCGGCTTGGTTCTTTAAGGTCATAAGGGAACGTTAAAGACTCCACGCAATCAACTGTCAAATCTCCATGATATTGCAATTCGAGATAACTACTTATATGGTCTCTCTTGAATTTTGCCAAGTCATGCGTTTGTATAGCATCATTGTCTGGTGTATTATACAAATTGTCGAAAGAGCATGATTTCGGGTCACTAACAAGAGATGGTTGAAATCTCTCGCCTAAAGAGTCTCCTGCCGTCCATGTGGCAATAACCTTGTCTTTCTTAAATCGTATCTCAACATTGCCGTATTGTCTTGCGGTGTTATGACTCATAGATGATACAATGTCATGGTCAAGCAAATTACCATATTTCTCATACTCATGGCGTGATAATTGGTCAGTCGCAAGGTCTTTCCCTAATCCGAACAATCTATGAGCAGCCCCCAATCGTGCATGACCTGTTTCAATCTTGCCCGATGTTTTACTACTACCCTTATAACCGCCAGAAGAACCTGTTTCAAATGTATTCTTAAACCACGAATTTAGTACAGGTTCAAGCGTTGTGTCATCAATATTCATACCGAGGTCATGCTCATCAAAGAGTTTTCTCATCAGTCTCTCAATCTCATCCTTATGGTTCTTTGCGGTATCTCCATATTTGGAAGTTCTCTGATATTTTGCAATAGCATCTTTTAGATGGTCAAGAGTTCTTGGCATAGAAGAACCGAGTCGCTTCTTCAAGTCATCCACGGTTTCACTCTTGATAGATGTTGATGATGTTGTCTTTGCTTTCTTAACTCCCTTTGATTTGAGTTGCTGATATTTGTCATTCAGTTCTTGGGCTTTCTTTTTAGCGAGAACCAAATCAACATCAGAAACAGATAGCAACTTCCTCATATCGTCTGCCAAAGTCTTGATAATCTTACTACGAGATGTAGAAGCAAATGCAAGTGCATCGTCAACACTATCAACAACCGCCTTAATGTCTATCTTTCTTTGAACGATGGCAAGTTCTTTCTTATACGCATTTTGCGCAACTTTCCATGTGGCATACTTCTTATGAGCTTCAACCCATCTAATTTCACTTTCGAGGAAACTCTTTCGTGCAAATAACTCAGTACTCTCTCTTGCAAGTCGAGACTCCACGGCTTTATTAACAGATATAGCATCAGCCATAGAGTAATCTTTTGCAACCTGCATAGGGTCATCAAGACGTTTGAGAGAAAGAATTTGTTTGCCCAAACTCTTTAACTTATCAGCCTCTAATTTGATGAGGGCAAAGTCTCTCTGCTGGATAGCCTTAGATAATGATGATGTATCAACATCTGAAATGCCATCCATATAACGCAAAATTCTATCTCCATAGTGAGAATAAGCCTTTTCTTTAGAGATACGTTTTTGTCTCTCTGCCGCTCTCTGTTGGATTTCCGCAATCTGTTCGGGTGTTCGGGCTGCATGACGTTCCGCTGCCTTATCCAATATTGATTGCTTCTTCCTGCGTTCCTCACCCTCTGCCACTTTCTTACTCCAATACTCACGAAGTTCTTGCTCCTTTTCGGGTGTACGTTCCTCATGTCTCTTGGTTGCAATCTCTTCGATGGATGGTGTTTGCTCTGGATTGAGTATCTTATCAATCGCCTTGGCATTGTTCTTGATGAAGTACGGTTCTGTTCCTCTCGCCTTGGATGCCGCAATCTTATCGGCATTGTCATTCACCCATTCCTTGAAATTGTCGGGATAGGACTTGATTTCTCGCCCTCTGACAAGTCTTTTGAGTTCCTTTCGCCAATCCTCACCATTGAGCATCATCTTTGTTAGATGGGCGGTTTCCTCTGGTGGGAGAGTGATAGGGGTAACATAACAGAAACATTGAGGATGCCATCCATCGAATACAAAATCCTTTGGATAATCCCCTGCCAACTTATCACAAATATCTTTCTTTGGATGACTACGAGACAAATTCACTCTCTGACCGAGAACAAAGTCCATTTGAGACCATCTTTCATGGTCTGCCCTACGATAGGCTATATTGGTCTCTGTTCGGGTCACACGCATAGCATTCTTGGCAGAAGACTTATATACTCCTGCTACTACCTTGTAACTATCCTTATCGTAGTCTATCCATTTATATTTTCCTGTGGCTTCATCCTTGATACGCTTCTTCCATTTCCTTTGCCATTCACCGTTTTCATCCTTATATCGAAAACGTCTGAACATCAAATCTGGGTCATTCAGATATTGGCGAACCTTGCGAGACATGGAAGCGGCAGAATTGCCCTCACCGATGGCAACGGTCATCGCCACCTCCATCTCATCACGAAGTTGCTGAACGTTCTGCCATACCCTTTGAGAGAGGTTCAATCCCTTTTCCGCACGGTTGATGAAAGATTGCTGGGCATTCTCGTTTCTGTTAGTCCATGCCGTGAAAGCCGATGATGAAAGTACCTCTTTGCCGAAACATGATTGTACCAACTTATCACATTCCTCATTCGCCTTATCCCATTCGAGAACGATACCCCTCTTGATGGCAGTTGTTACGACCGAGTGAAGTTGTCTGAGTAACGCTTCGACCTTTTTCTGCATACTTTCCTTTTGTGCATCGAAAGAATACATCTCACCCTCATCAAGTGTAGGCATGGTTTTATTGAGTGCAAGAATGGCATTTACCGTCTTGGCAAACGCTCTTCTTACACCCTCTGCATAGACCTCAGTCCTTTGTATTCGGGCGAGGGTAGCCGCTTTTGAGTCATTCGTGTTTGATGAAGCCATAGGCTATTATGCTGATTTCTTTTGTTTTTTATCGTCTTTCTTCTTTGGGTCTTTCTTGTTGTCTGGGTCATCGCCCTCATCGTCATCATCATCGCTACCATCTCCAAATGATTGCGCCCCGATGCCATCAAGACCGCCAAATATATCTTGTTGCTGTTTGAGTTTATCCTCTTTCTCCTTATCAAGTCTCTCATTTTCTCTGTGAGAGTCCTTGATGAGCGGATTAAGTTCAACTCCTGTTTCTGTTGAGAGGATGCCTGCATCAATCGCCTTTGTTATGTTGTCGAGGTCATCGGCAATATCATCACCAAATGGCTCTTGAAATTCGTGACCCACTTTCAACTCTTCGCATTGTGAGTGCAACCTCACTTCGAGAACGTTTCCGATGATGGCGGTAATGAGGGATGCCGTACGGTCGAGTAGTTCCTCATGTGTCTCCTTGTGTTTGGATGCCTTGATGTCTGCCAATAGCATCACGGTACGCAAAGCCTTTGCCGATAGGTTGGAGAGGGATTTCAGCGTATCGAGAGAAATCTTTGGGGTAAAGGTCATGGATAGGATTTTATCCTGCAACCATTCCACTTCATCCTTTTTGGATTGTGGTGCATTATCCCATGTGAGGTATTTTGCCGCCTTATCCACTCCGTCCTTGTCGTTGGTGATAAGGAGTTTTGCAGCCTCTTTCTTTTCGGGCATATTCTTGATGATGTCCGCAGACATAAGGGCGATAGGGTCTGCAAAGTAATCGTTGGTATCTGCCGTCTTGGATGCGATATATTCCTCACGATGGATGAGGTGTTCCGCTCCGTGCCACTCCTTTTCTTGTTGGAAGAGGATAATAGGGATTTTGCCGATAAAGTTCGTTTCTTCCACGACCTCCCATCCGATTGCTTGCTTGGTGCATCTGTATATTACATCCTTGGTATATACATCAAAGTGGTAGAGTAACCTATCATCTACATCCTTGGTATAATAGCCCCAAGCCACGGATATGAGGTTATCGTATTGGTCGAAACGAGTGTAAATCTCATCTCCCTTACTCTTGGCAAGTACCTTGATTTGCACGTCTGGTTTTCCGTCATCATCTCTGAATACACGGAATAACATTGCGCTTTCAGTCTCTGAGCCAGCAATACGTTTGCATTGTCTTATCTTGGAGTTGAAACGAGTGCGCTTGATTACGTCTTGGAACTTCTCAAAGGCTTCATCCGTTCCCTCTGATAGCTGAGTCCATTTTACAGGTCTGCCATAAAGGAAAACGAGCGCAATCTCATTGATGTAGATAGGGTATGGAATAGGAAGTTTCCAAACCTCTTCTTTCTTCACAAAATTGCCCTTTTTGTCCGTGATAATCTTAGGTTCTCGCTTCATTATCTCATGCGAGAACGTATCATACTCTTTGAGGGCTGCAAGGGCTTTCTCTTGGTTGGAAATCATCTTGTCCTTGACCCTTGAAATGTCCTTTGCCGCCAACAACTGCTCGAACTGCTGATTAGTTCCTGTGAGCTGATTGATGTAGTTTCTGAATAAATCGAATAAAACCATATTGTTACTTTTTAATTGTTACAAACCAAATGAAGCCTTGTTCAAGCTATCATAATCAATATCATCGTCATCTTCATAGAGGTCGTTAATGGCATATCCGAGAATATCCACAAACTCATCATGCGGTTGCGTAGGGAAACCGCACACCTCATCCAAAAAGTCCTCATTCCAAGACCCCTCAACGAGAAAGACCCTACCACACTCAATGCGAGGGGAAACTGCCCTCAATCTAACTTCCTTATCATCGGTTGGTGTCGGTGTCTCCTTGACATTTAGGGTAGTAATAGCCCTCAACATCTGGACTACGCTTATACCATTCGCCTTTGGCTCAATATTGAGTTTGCTTTCAGAATTACCCTCATGTGCATCCATATAGTTAGGCAAGAAGCGCAGGAGTTCGGGCATTTCCTTATACATCTGTTGTGCATCATACAGATAGATGTAGTTCCTTATCCTGCAAGCCGCCAAAATGCCGCTTGGGTCGTTATCTTGACCCTTTTTCTTCTTGTTGTATGCCGTATCGAGATAGAAGTGCATTGGCTCGTTATATCGCAATGCCGTAAACTCTGCCATTGATATTTTTCTGAACCAATCACGCTTAACGATGTTACCTCCCTCAACGGTTGGATGCTGCTGATAGAGGGCGTTAAATTCCCTTGGGGCTCTCGCTTTCTGTTTCAAGAGTTTTTCGATTGAGTGGTGGGAAGACCATAACGCATCGCCTACGTGTCTCTTGCTCAATCCTCCATCATGCTCTATCTCGCAAATGGCAGGAATGGCAAGTACCGTCCATTCATCGGGTTCGGCTTTCAGAATACGACCTGCCAAATCATCCTCATGCCATCGGGTCATAATGAATAATTGCCGTGAATGGTTATGGAGTCGAGTTGTCAGAACGGTATTATACCAATCCCAAACCTTTTGACGGTACGTTACCGAGTTGGCTTCATTCGCATCCTTTACAGGGTCATCAATGATGGCAATGTCAACAGGAGTACCCGTAAGAGAGCCGCCCACACCTACCGCCTTGTAAAAGCCACGGTGTCCTACGGTCTCAAACATATCCACGTTACGCAACACTCCCTTAACGCTATCCCTCTGACTTGTTCCATTGAGGTATGTGTCGGGGAATATTGATTGATACTCCTTACTATCAATAGTCCTTTGGATGGAGCGAGAGAATTGTTCCGCAAGGTCTGACGAATAGGAACTACCGACAATTTTCATGTCTGGGTTCTTGCCCAATACCCACGCAGGGAAGTTACGAGAGATGATTTCGGACTTTCCATGCTGAGGTGGCATGAATACCATCAAGTTCTTAATCTTACCCTCATAGAGCATTTGGCAGTGGTCAGCAACCAACTTATGAAACCACTCCAATTCATACTTCGGGTTTGAGTAACCGAGGAAATGCGAAAAAGAGATTGGAGCTTCGAGCCGTAGCTTTTCCTGCCTCAATCTCATCAATTTCTTTCTATTCTCGATTACTGATGATTTCATGTTTCTTCCTGTTTATCCAACTTTTCAAGACGCTCGATTTCTGCATTGATTTCGTCAAGCGTCATATCCTTATCGTCTTTCTTTAGAACATTGTCAATGCGTTGTCTCTGCTGATAATGTTCGGGGTCGAGGTTTGTGAGTAAGAAGATGGCAGCACCTACATTTGGCTGGAAATAGACCTTTTTCTTCTTCATCTTGGTGATGTGTGGCAAGTTTGGATTACTCGCATTCGGTTTGTATTCCGTTTCGGTCTCCTCACGTTCATAGCCTTTTGCCACCATTGCAAGAGATGCGGCGAGGTCATGGGTTAGATTGGTCTTGAAGACCTCTCGCCCACGTTTGATAGTTTCCTTGAAATCTTCCTTTTTGAGCCAATTCCGATAGGTCTTATCGTTGATACCCATCTCCTTGCAAAAGTCTTTCAACTTTGCACCTCCATACTCAATTAGTCCGTGTTCTGAAATCCAATCCTCAATTTCAGCCAATTTCGATGTACTATACTTACTCATTCTGTAAATCTATTAGTTTATAGAACTCATTACGCTTATCGGGGTCATCCTTGAATAACCCTGTAAAATGGGAAACGGTCATCTTTCCGTTGTTCCTCACACCTCTCATCGTCTTGCAAAGGTGCTGACCTTTCATAACGATGGCAAAGCCGAGAGCCGTTCCACCGAGTGCATCATCCAACGTTTTAACAATGTCGATGGCGAGTCTTTCCTGCAACTGCAATTTGGCTGCACAATACCCGACAACTCTTGCAACCTTGGATATGCCAAGAATACGACCATCGGGAGATGGGATGTAGGCAAAGTAATACTTTCCAAAGAACGGCAATACATGATGCTCGCACATGGAATAGTAATCGCCACTATCAAAGACCATATCCGTAGAATTGTACTCATTCCCGAAAGTCGTTATCTTTGTTTTCTTGTTCGGGTCATATCCACGGAATATCTCTTCCCACATTCTGATGATGCGGTCTGGAGTCTCTTTCAGCCCCTCACGGTCAGGATTTTCCCCGATGTATGATAATAGGGTCTTGATGGCTTTCTCCGCTTCTTCCCTTGATACTTCTCTTTTCATGTTATCTCACATTTAGTATTTTCTGAGTCTGTAACGAGAGATGCCATTTCGGATGAGAGAGGACGTAATCAATACATTGCTTGATAATCTCCTTGTTCTTCTCATCGTTTCCTGTATCACATGGTTGCAGACTATAATAATAGGCTTTGATGTCGAGATATTTGCTAACATCTATCTTTCCATCAAATACCACTTTCACCTCATCAATCTTCTCTTGCTTGATTTCAGCGTTCTTGCAATAGTCAGTCTTTGGGCTGCACGTTACCCAATCGACACAATTATAAGGAAGTTTCATCGTGCCGTTGGTCTCTACTTGGATAGTGTAACCGTTCACCTTGAAGTAATGGCATATCTCCGCAGTCAGTTGCAAGGATGGCTCACCGCCTGTAAAGACTATATGCTTTGCTGTAAAATTTGCGATTTGAGCCATTATTTCCTCTTTGGTTAGGACTTTGTAAGGCTCATGCTTGGTATCGCAAAACGGACACCTCAGATTGCATCCTGCAAGGCGAATGAATATAGAGGGCGTTCCTGTATATGCGCCCTCACCTTGCAAAGAGTAGAAAATTTCGTTTACTCTCATCGGCTTACTCCTTATCCTTGACGAAAACCGCAACATTGCCCTCTGACTCCTGCACTCTCGCCTTGTAACACTCTGGGATTTGCTCAGTACACCACTTTGCAATATTCTCAGCGGTAGGATTGAATGGCAACAATTCATTAAAATTGCCGTGGTCGAGGTAGCCATGTATCTTCTCCTTTACGTGTTTGAAGTCGAAGACCATACCATCCTTATTGAGTTTCTTAGCCTTGCAATAGACCGTGATAATCCAATTATGACCGTGCAATTTCTTACACTTGCTATCATAGGAGAGTTCGAGCTTGTGGCAGCCTGCAACCTCCATTGTTTTTGCTACGTAATACATACTCTATAAATTTATAATTGTGAATGAATATTATTCCTCATACTCTGTTGGGTCTTCGATTCCAGCATCACGCAAAGCCTCTTTTCTCTCTACACAAGTGCCACATTTGCCGCAATGTTTCTCACCTCCCTTATAGCAAGAGTATGTCTTGGAATAGTCAATACCGAGAGATTTGCCAATCTTTGCGATGTCCGTCTTTGTGAGTGAGGTGTATGGGGCATCTATGAGAATGCCTTTGTAAGTTCCTAATCTCATAGCTTCTGACATTGCATCAATGAAGCCCTTACGACAATCTGGATAAATGGCATGGTCTCCGAAATGATTGGCGATGAATACCGTTTCAAATCCACGACTCTCAGCAATACCACACGCAATAGACAACATGATGCCGTTTCGGAATGGTACGACCGTAGATTTCATGGTCTCATCCTCATAGTGACCATCTGGGATAGCGGATGCGCCCTCCAACAATGAGGACTTGAAATAATCGTGAATGAATGTGAGAGGGATGGTTATATGCTCAATGCCAAGTTTCTCACAATGGTATTTCGCAAACTCTTCCTCTCGCTTGTTGTGGTTACTGCCATAGTCGAATGTAACCGCCAAGGCAATCTCCTCTTCATAATCATAGAGTAGGGTAACACTATCCATGCCCCCACTCAGAATAATCATTGACTTTTTCATGTTTCTTGCTTTTATATGTGAAAATACGAATAATACGACTTTTAGAGTTTCATGTCAGCGTACATACTGAACTTAACCCACTCATTGAAGTTGTTGACCGTTCCCTCTCTTGGCTTTAGCCTGCATCCCTCTTTTGTTATCTGTTCCATCTTTTCGGTTGATGGGTTGAACTTGTAGAGGTAGCCCCCTCTGTTACCGCAAAGCCAGGCGGTGCTATCCACCGAGTCGAAATGATACTTTTTCAAGTTTGCGATGTTGGTATATCCCAAACCATGAATTTTCGCCCCATGCTCATGTGCGGTATTGATAAACCAAGGAAAAGCGGACTCATACTTCTTTCGTGGTATCTCTTTTGTCACAATTCCACCAAGAGCCACGTATGGATATTCCTCACACATCTTGATGAAATATTCCTTTCCTCTGTTCTTGTGCCATACAGGTATAGGCTTCTTGTTGGTCATGGCTTCGAGTTTTGCCCTCAGTCTTTCAACTTCTTCAAGTCCTACAACGCTATCAATATCCAACTCAAAGAATAATCTCACATCGTACTTGTTGATGAATTTGGCATAACTCTCCACATACTCATCCCAATCAATCGCCCCTTTGTGTGACCCTGCCATGAATGTATATGCGCCACTATCCAAGAGGAACGAGCCGAAATGACCTACCAAATCCATGAAGTTCTCATGCTTTCGTAGGTAATAGAAACTTTCGAGTATATTGAGATTACGCATATCGCCCTCAAAGAAAGTTTCAGACTTCCCATCTCCATCAATGAAAGACCTCATTACTTCCACGACCTCACCCCTTGACTTCGGGGATGCTTCATATACTTTCATAAGGCTACAATGTTATTTAATGGTGATACCCGAATAATCAGAGAGTGCCGACTCAATGATATGTTTTATCTCTTCCTTGTCGTTTTCAAGGTTTGAGGGGAGCTTGACAATGATTTTCGCATTGTTGTCCTTGGTTTCGTCATCATCGAGGTTGTCAAAAAACTCATCGACATTTATCTCACTCTCCATAATTGGTAGGTCTGTACCCCAATCCGTTAGTTGGGCTTCATCCCACTCATTAGCGAGTGCCGCCCATTCGTAACGACCGAATGAGTTATTATCGAGGATGGTGTATGCCTTTAGTTCTTCGATTGTTGTGTCTGGTGAAATGATTGCGCAAGGAGCGGACTTGAAACCAAGTGACTTCATAGCCCTAAAACGCATATTTCCCCCAATTATAATATACTTATCGGTATTCTCTATATTATTATAATATTTATATACTTTAAGCATATTATATTGGAGGAACTGAGGATATTTCTTGATATTCTCTTTGAGTAGGTCGAATTTCCTATCCTCAATCTCACGAGGATTAGACGGCAATCCCTCTAACTGACCCTCATTGAGTTCCAGTGTATCAAGTGGCAATACCGTAAAATTTACGATATTGGGTTCTATTTGCGCAATTTCTTTTTTCATCCTAATACGTACTAAAATTATAATTTCAGTCGCAAAGATAATAAAAGAAGTGCGTAATAAGCACGTTTTTAATGATAATTAGCCATTTTCATGCAAATATTGCTCAATTTCAGCCCTAAAATCATCAAAAGAGCGACAAATCACGTATTTATATCCTGCCCATTCGGCTTTTCTCTGCCATATCTTTTGTGATGGCTGCTGCTTACCTGTTGGGGTCTTCATTTCGATACATAGACCGTGATAAGATTTCGATGGGAATAGGAGCAACAAATCCGCCACTCCCTTTTGTGTTCCCTCTGCTTTCATAATCGCCCCCTCAACTCGCTTTCTTGCTCCACCATTCGGAACGGCAAAGAGCAATATCGCAAGTTGGGGATAGGCGAGACGAAACCACTGAACACACCCGATTTGTATCTGACTTTCGAGATGTCTCATAGTCTCTATCTGTTAGAATGGCAAATCGTCATCATTCTTTTGTTGTGATGATGGTTGCGGTTGTGGTGGATATGGAGCGTTATTGTTATAGTTTTGGCTCTGTTGCTGGTCATTCGGCTTTCGGTCGAGCATCTGCAACGTGTCCGCATCTATCTCCGTGATGTACTTCTTGACTCCGTTCTTGTCATCATAGGCTCTTGTCCTTATCTTTCCTTGAACGAACACGGAACTACCACGATGGAGATATTTCTCCGCTATCTCTGCGAGACTTCCCCAAATGACAACGTTATGCCATTCGGTTTTGTCCTGTATGACCGTGCCATCTCTCTTTTGATACCCCTTTTCGGTCGTGGCTACTGAAAAGCTCGCCATCTTCCTACCGCTTTGGGTAGTGTTGATTTTCGGGTTATCTCCCAAAAAACCGATAATTGTCGCTTGGTTTAATGATGCCATATTGCGTACTATGTATTTTGTAAAATATTCGTTTATATAATATATATACTATATCATCAATACTGCGTTAAATTAATATTTAATCGTCTGTAAATCAATAACTTATATTAA